TTACGCACCGCCTTTCTTCGCTGCCCGCTCTTCGTCAGCACGCAGGCGTCGCTCGGTTTCTTCGTAGGGGTCATTCCACGGCGAGATATTCGCACCCAGATAGGTGGGCGCCAGGTCGGTGAGTTTCGGCGACATCAGACCGTCGATAACGTCGATCGCCGAGTACAGGAGCCGCATCACAACGCGGATGTCCTGCTTCGCCCGGTATCCCATTGCGTCCTCGGGATACTGGTCCCGGATAATGTCGACGCGCGACACGGCCTCGCAAAGCTGAAATGCGGCGCCGGTCAGAGTGGTCGCCTTCGTCGTAGAGAGCAGGTCCCGCAGCGCGTAGGAGCGATCCTGCTCATGTTCCATCGCAATATCGAATAGGTTATTCGATGATCGCTTGTGCTCATACGAAGCTACCTGCAGGGCCTCGTCTCGCGCCATAGAAGCAATTAGCTCCATTCCGATTTTCGCGGCGGGATCATCATTGGGCATGCCTTCGGCGGCTGCCCGAACATGGTTGTTCGGCATCGTCTTGTCTCCGGTAATGGTTTCTGGCACCCTTTATTTTGGGGAATTTAACCATATGCTTGGTTGCCACTTGCCGTCAAGCATAATCTGTGTAAAAAACCCAAGAAGGGATTTCAAAGGACCAAATGCCGGTGACAGGGAACCAAATCAAAGCCGCACGCGGCTTGGCTGGGATGAACCAGGAAGAGCTGGCGAAAGCCGCCGATGTCGGCGTCAACACCGTTCGAAACTTCGAAGGGTTCAACGAGAGCGTCGTTCGTGGCCGGCTGGACACCATGGACAAGCTGCGCGAGGCATTTCGTGCGGCTGGTGTCGATCTTCTCGAGGATGGCCAGACATCGATCGGTGGACTTGGCGTGCGCTTTCGGGATCAGAAATGATAGCGCCCACCCCACGTGGCCGGATGTCCGAGAAGCGCCGGCAGCATATTTTCTCCGAGAACTGCACCGCGCATAACGTGGCGCCCTGCTACAACTGCAGCCGGCCGATCCACCGCCTCGACGACGAGTGGATGATCGAGCATAAGCGTGCGCTCGGACTTCTAGGTCCGGACACCAACCCGAACTGCGGCCCGTCGCACGTCGACTGCGGCAGGGAGAAGACGGCAAAGCGCGACATCCCCGCAATCGCCAAGGCGAAGCGCATGGCCCAGGCCGGCGCAAAGAAAAAGCCGGCGCGGGCTTTTCAGGTCCCGGCCGGCGTCGTGTATGATTGGAAGCAGAGGCGCTACGTTCAGAAATGCTCTGCGTCGGACGCAATGTTGTCGATGTAGCGGGTTTTCGTGCCCGAAATTTCCGCATCGAGCGACAGTGTCTTGAAGGTCTCGGACTCGCGGTTGAAGGCCTTCAGGTACTTGCCCGCTTCGGCCTTGATATTTTCGATCAGCAGCTTGCCCTCCAGAACAGCCAAGCAGAGGTTCCCGATCAAGTCATCGCGAACGTGCTGCGGCAAAGTTTGCGGCACAGCTTTCGATATGGCACCCATGATCGTATCAGGCTTTGCATGCATTGTGGCTTTCGATCGGCGGCGAGCTTTGTGCAGCTTTGCTTTCGCTCGATACTGGGCCTTCTGGAGGTCCGTCATTGCGGCAAGCCTGGCGCGATTGTAGGCGTTGTTGTGGGCATCATACTGCTTTTTCCGCTCGGGCGACGACTTGATCTCCTCGAATAGCTGAGCAGCCTTCGCTATCAACCTGGCATTTCTCTCGGGGTCGTCCCGCTCTTGGGCGGCAGCAATGCGCTTGCGTTCTAGGTGGCGCCGCCTCCATTCCGGCGAGGCATTCTTCTTCAACATCCAGCGGCGCATATATTCGCGACGCTTGGCCTTGAATTCTTCGGTGTTTTGCTTGCGTTTCGCAGATCCGTGCATCGTCAGCCCTTTCAGCCCCCCGCATAGAGAGTTGAAGCCAGAAGGTGACGCAGGGGTAGGTTGATGATCGGAGATGCCCGATAACCACAGGCTAGGCGAGCGTTGATGTGGATGGCGTGGGACGCCCCTCGTACGCCAACTCAACCGCCAGCAGCGCTTCCCGGCGGCTAGGGACAAAACCTGAGGTACCACCCAAGAACCACCGCCATTGGCCGCCGTTGATGCCACCTGTGCTGTGGATGTAGACGCGACCGATCGTCCGGCCTGTGTCGTCGCAATAAACGAAGTCGTCGTCCTGGTCGTCCCAGGTCTTTCGCCAGCCCAGCTCCATAGCGCGGCTCCTCGAATCCCCGAGGTCTCAGCTACGTCCCAATAGGAATATCTTCCGGCAAGTGTAGCTAGCCGTCAAGGAGTGAGAACCAATGCCCGCCCGGACGATGGACCGGACGAGCGGTTGGTTGGTCCAAGCTGACTTAGAAGCAGTCGCTGACCTCTGGGTACAGGTCACGGTTCACCGTCATATGGAACTTGGCAAATTCGTAGAAATCTACGTCCACAATTCCATTCTGCAGCGGAACTTGGACATCATGCGGACTGGTCTCTTCGTCAGCAGTGTACGCTGCGATTGCGCATGCTGAGGTCTCTCCTGCTATCGGTCTGCAGCCCGTTCTAGCGTTGTAGCCTCTCACGTTCACGGACCCAAATGGCTTAGGACAGGAAGCGGTCTGACCGATCTGCGCCTGCCTTTCCCAGTATGCTCGGACAAGACGCGGCGGACCGGCACTCGGCCAAGTCGAGTCGTGAGCGTTACAAGCTGCGACACCCGGAAGGTAAAACACGCCGGCTCCCGCCTGTGGATTGAGCCTGACCGCCTCATCGACCATTCCGCGCTTCAACATTTCGCGGACCTTATTTTCAATGCATTGGCTATCACCTGCTGGAGAGAACGTTTGCTCCGCTCGCGCGACCTGCGACCCAGGCCCAAGCGCAAGTACAGACATAAGTGTCAGTGCAAATAAGCTTTTCTTGGTCATGTAGACCCCCTATGTTAAGCGGGACTACTGTATTTTGCGATGCAAATTTTCGCCAGCGCCTTTGAGTATATTAGATACTCGCGAAACGCGATGCGAGTTTTTCATTCTCGGGCAGGCCTGAAATACCGCACCACCTGCTCCAGCAGAATATCCGAAATCCACATAGCGCAGGCCCCGATGCAGAATGCAGCGGCATTGGTTGCGACTTGGTCGGCCGGATGCACCGAGAAGCCGATCGCGCGGACGTAGTGCAGCGTCGGGTCGGTCAGGTAGCCGGCGGCAAGCGCTCCACAGATCGGCGACGCGAACATTTCCCGCATCTTGTAGCGTTGCCGGGAGAGCGCGCGCAGGACGCCGCCAGCAAGGCCGGCCGCCACCACGGACCCCTTGAGCCCGAGATATTCGAGTATCCCGCTCATGGCGCCCATCCGCATTTCGCTTCGCCGTACTCGTTGTGGGAAACGACCCAGCGCTTGTTGCGGGCCGAATAGACTTCGCCCTTTGCCGGGCGGTAGGCGCTGGACACGTCGCAGAAATCACCGGTCACGCATCCAGCGATCAAAGCGCTTGTCGAGAGAGCCAGGATCAAGGCCAGCAACCTCATTGTCGATTTCCTTCTTGTCGTTGATGGCTTCAACCCGGTCTTCGGCTTCCTTCGCGCGAACGTCGCTGGCCTTGGATTGGCGACCAGCGACGAACACGGCGAGGAAGGCGATCCCGAGCGCTACGATCAGGGCACCCCATGCTTCGAGGGACATCAGGTCTGGACCGGAGGCTGGGCTTTGAAGAGACCGCCGATGCCGTCGCGCACGATGTTCATGGCGAGCTTGATGACCTTGTCGGCCACCAGCACCCAGCCGGCGAGCAACGCGGCCGATTCCGGCGACAGGCCGAGGCCTGCCCAGTCGAACGTCACCAGCGCGCCGATGACGAGACCGATCAGGTTCAGGATGTTGTGGATTGCATTCGTATTCATGGGTTCAGTTCCTTTGGGATGCGCGGGTCAGAGACGAGCGGCGACTTCCGCGCGCATGCGGTCGCCGATGGCACGAGCGCCCTTGATCGAGCGGTCGAAGGGGAGAACAGCAACGTCCCATTTGCCGCGCTGCTTGATGCCGAGCGTCTCCTGGACTTCGGCATGGGAGAGCAGCGACTTGCGCGAGACGTTGATCGTGTAGCGCCGGCAGAGCGCGACGTGGACGCTCACCAGCCGATTCCATTGCTCTTCGGTCAACGGTGCCTTGCCGACGGCCAGAGGGCTTTCTACGGCCCCGGCCATGCCGCACATCGACGTGCCGATCGCGTCACCGTTGCAGTTCAACGTGTGCACCGCATAGCCGGGTTTGATCGGCGCATCGTTGAGATCGATCGTCGGGATGCCTCGCACGAGCTTGCCGTCGCCCTCGACCAGAATGTGATAATGCTTCCTGTCATCTTTGCTGGCAGCGTACTGGCCCGCAGTCCAATGGAAGATGATCCGCGTCATTGCCGCCCAGGGCATCCAGTCGAGCGGCACGACGCCGGCAGGCGGCAGCGACTGCGGCGCGAGCGGAGCGCCGGGAAGCCGGTTCAGCGCCTCGTTGATGGCTGCCAGCGTCGCCGGGCCGATCGCGCCGTCGATGCCGCCAGTGTCAAAGCCAAGCGCCGTCAGGCGCCGCTGGAGAGCGAGCACGGTCATGGAAGTTCCTCTCGGGTGGGGAAGGGTGCGGCGATCAGGCCGGCTTGAAGCGATAGGCGCCGTCTTGGCCCTCGACGAGGTTGATCCGCGCCTTAGCCGCATCGACGATGGCCTGGCTGAAAACCTTGCGGCCGACCTTCCACTTGCCGTCCTTGTTCGTCAGCACTCCGCCGCGCACCATGGCGTCGGTGAGCGCATTGACCTGCAGTTTGGTGGGTGTCTGAGACACGGCGTTTCCTTTCGGATGTGGGGAATGGATGGCGTGGCGGTGTCGTGCTAAGCAGCCTCATGCGTCTGCTTCAAAGACTTCGCACCAAGCTCGGCTTATTCGAACCCGCCTACACGCTATTGCGGGCAGATTTCCCGGAACGCCGCCGAAATCGGATGTTCAGCCGAATGCCAGCGGGTCGAAAGCTCAAATACACATTCGCTGGCCGGTTCGAGCAACTGGACTGCGCAATAGTTCAAGAGATTGATCGTCGATTCCCACAAAACAAGACGATCCGGGTCCACGACATCGCCGCGTCGAGCGCCGTTACATCAGTTGAACTATTCGAGAAGATCAGCGACGTGCGATCAGTGAACATGTATGCATCAGACTACTACGACGCCGTTTTGAGCGTCCGACTACACGGTATGGATTTGATCTTTGACGTAGATGGAAATCGGCTACAAATCGCCTTCGGGGTCTTGGCTGTGCCAGCAACGAACCGCCTGGTGGAGCGACTTGCAGCCTCCCTTTGGGTTAGGGCAGCGGCGATGTTGCCTAAGGCCGAACGCATAAGCTTGTTCCATCCCAATGCCATAAAACTAGCTGGGAAAAATCCACGGTTTACCCTCGGAAGAGAAGATATCTTTCGCCTCGGGCCGGATCGCTACGATGTAGTGCGAGTATTGAACCTTCTTGGCCCCGATTTTACGCCAGAACAGAATTCCGAGATCGTTGCCGCCGTCGTCGGGACCATAGAGGATGGCGGGCTGTTCATTTCCGGGTGGGGAAACCAATTTGACATTTGGGTGGTAAACGACGGCCAACTTGGTCGGGCTACAAATTCGTGACTACCATTAGCTAGGTCCAGCTGATGTCAATCTGCCCGCGAGCACCGGCACCGCCGTTCGGGCTATTAGAGACAGGCGTCCCGCCCGCACCAATAGCAAGCGTGAGAGTGGAGCCGGGAGTGAGCGCCCCAAAGGCATACGTCTTTACGCAACGCGCCCCGGAGCCGCCGCCACCGGCACCGTTGGGGTTGTCTTTAGCGCCGCCGCCGCCGCCGCCGGGCGCATTACCGGGATTACCGGCTGTGGTATTGCTGTTCTGCTGGGCTCCTCCGGCCCCACCACTGGGAGCGTCACCGCCCTTGCCCCCGACAGTACCCCCGTTAGACCCGCTCTGACCAGTGGTGTTGGTAGCGCCGCCCGAAGCAGTTCCGCCCGATCCACCACTGCGCGAACCCCCGATGCCGACGCCGCCTGCGCCGCCGCCCGCTGAAAGACTGCCCGTACACGTTGAAGCGCCGCCAGATCCGCCCGTGCCGCTGCCATTCGATCCGCCTGCGCCGCCGCCACCCCAAAGGGTGACAATGAGTGAAGTCGAGTAGTTCGGAACGACGAAGCTGTCAGCGCCCGCTGTCGTGAAGGATTGCGAGCCGGGCGCGTCATAGCCGCCACCGGCTGTGGCACCTCGCAAATTCTTGCGAGCAAGGCTCACGATAGGATTGCCTTGGGGTCGGCCCCTATCGCCGTCAAGACAACGATCATTTCGGGATCGTCGGCATAGATTTCCGGGAACGCCGATGCCCGCCACCGCTCGCTCTGGCGAAGAGAAAGCATGCCGATGGCGGCTTCCAACTGCGCATCCGTCAAACGCTCGACGACAAGCCATTTGGGGATCGTCCGACGTGGTGCATCGGCCTCGGTCCACTGTTGCGTCCAGACGCCTTTGACAAGTTCGGGCGGAGCCTCGACAGCGATCTTATCCGGGCCGGGGTTCGGCTGCGTCGGCGCGACCTCATAGACGCCATATTCAGCAAGCAGTTCGGCCGATGGCTCGCGAGGAAATGAGGTGTCTGGATGTGCTGCGCGCAGTTCGGCATAGGCGTAGGGCCACTGCTTGAGTGCGCCCTTCTCCGTACGAATGAGGCTCATGATGCGGTGTCTCCGACATATTTGCCGTAGTAGGTCGAGCCATCTCGCCAAAGCACGATGTGCGTGAAGCCGGACGTAGCCAGCGTGGGAGCCGAGCCACCGACCCACACAACGCCGATGGTCGACCAGGTGATGGTGTAGGCGGTGCCGTCCGCGACTTTGAGGTGAACGCTGTCGCCGGATACCCAGTTCGCCGCCACCGGCGTGCGGCTGGCACCGAGCGTGACTTGCTGGACCGATCCGTTGCGCGGATCGATGGCAAACGCCGCCCCGTCCGTGATGGTGTAGACATCCTCGGTGATTGTGCCGGTGATGACCGGATCGGTGATCGCTGGGGCGTTGGCAAAGACTGCGGCGCCAGTGCCCGTCTCGTCGGTGAGCAGCCCGCGAAGATTTGCGCTGGAAGGCGTCGCCGCGAACGTGTCGAGACCAGAGGCGCGCGTGATACCCGCCCATGACGTGAGAGCCGCCGCCAGCGGTTGGAACGTCGTGCCCGCTGACGCCAGGAGAGTCAGAACTTGGGCGACTGTTCGCGAAGCCCATGCGCTCGACACCGACACGATGAAATTGTCTGTGGTCGCGGTGAGGCCGGCGAGCGTCGTGAGGTTGCTGTTGAGAGGCTGCTTTTCGGTATCGAGTTCGTTGATAGCCGCTTGAACCGTGGTGGCGGCGATGTTGCCCGCCGGCGTGTTGGCAATATTGGTTCCCGGCGTGCCGGCGAACAGCGCAACGCCCGTGCCGCTTTCGTCGGTGAGCATGCCACGTAAGTTCGCGCTGCTTGGCGTAGCGATGAACGTGTCGACGCCAGATGCTCGAGCGATCGCGCCCCAGCTCGTAAGTGTCGAAAGCAGCGGCTGGTAGAGCGTGTCGAAGTAGGTCTTCAGGAACACCTTGACCTGGGTCCACGTGTAATAGACCAGCCCGAAACTTGCTGCGCTGTCGGAGCCGAAGACACGGTCGGCATTGACCGGGCTGGCTTTGTTGGTGGCATTCAGCGCTGTCGAGTCCGCAGTCACCGTTTCAAACACGATGTTGCTCGTCCCGATGTCGATCGGGTTGCTTGTCGTGACCTGAAATTCCACGCCGGCGAGCGTAGCGCCACCGGTCACGACGACACGCGTGCCCTTGGTCACATCGCGGTTGCTGTCGAAGTCGCGCGCGCGCTGCCATGCGCCGCTGCTGGCGATGTAGATGCCGTTTTTGGATTGGTCAGTCTGAGACCGCACCAGAGTGCGAGGCTCGGCATCTGTCGTGATCGAGCCGTCGACCGTCTGGTGTCCGGTCAGGGTGATATTCCCCGTCGTCGCTAGACGGCAAGGAGCCTTGTAGGCTACTGTCTCGCCCGCTCCCGTAATCGGATCAACCGGCGACGGCGCCGGTCCAGAACCGCTGATTTGGTCGACGAACGTGGTTGCCATTCGAGACCCCCTGACAAGATCGAGAAACCGCCGGATCAGGCGGTGGATTGAATTCGCGTGGTATGATGTTCAGAGCTGGCGTTGGTGGCCGGCGATCGGCCTTACCGCGATGGCTTGTGTGATCGGGTTGGCGATCGGCTCCGCTATCATGGATCCAGACCAGTTCAGCGGCGGACAGCCCGCCGGGAAGTGCTGGAACTGGGGCGGCCGGTCGACGATACGTGGAACTGCTGACTACTCGACAGCTTCCTTCAGCTTCGGTTCGACGCCTTCCCAGCCTGTCCAATCCGAGAATCCGCCTTCCATGAACCAGCGCCAATAAGGCAGCGTATAGAACGGCACCATGCTGGTTGCCCGGTTGATGTCAGCGGGCTTCACGTCGAAGTCCCCACCGGCCATGCGAGCCGGCACGCCCAGCAATTGCAGCGCGTCCGTCCCGAGCTGGAATGAAGGACCAAGCGCAGCGCCGAACGCATCGCGGTTCGCGTAGCGCGAGGCTGGCTGGCGCATGTCGGCATCGGGATTGGCGAACTTGCCGCCGAGAGACGCCACAGCGAAGAAGCCCGGCCCGCCGACCTTCTCCCAGGTGTTGTTGATCTCGAATGCAATGGCGAATATGCCGGAGCGTTCAAGGCCTTCCGCGACCCAGGTCCCGGGATTGTTGGACAGGTCGCGTCCGGATTCGCGCTGCTTGAACCAATACGCAGCCATGCCGAGCGCCATCATGCCGGTGACGCCGGTCAGAAACTTAGCCTGCCCTTCCTGCATTCCGCGCATCAGGACGCGTTGGTTGGTGGAGAGCGCGAAGGTCCGGAACTGGAGCAGTGCTCGACCAGCCGGTGTATGAGCAAACAGCGGCACGTCGGCGACGCCTTTGGTGACGATGACGCCATCAACATCCTTGTTAACCGCCGCCGCGAATGCCCGTCGCGCACCATCATCCGACCAGCGCTCGATACCGGGCACATGGACGCCGCCCTCTACCTTGCCGAATTCGTCGAACTGCCTGGCTATCCGTTCAGCCATGAAGGCGTCGATGCCGAGGAAGCCCATGTACTTCTTTTCTGGAGCGGCCAGCCTCTCGTAGTCGACCATGGAGTTTTTCAGGACACGGTTTTGGACCAGCACCGAAGCGATCGACTTGTGGATATCGTTCCAGTACGGAAGCAGCGTCATCTTCGAAAAAACGTTTGCCATGTTCGCGACGAGCCGCTCGAAAGGCGAGTTCTGCGCATAGGGATCGTTCAACTCTGCCATGGTCGCAATGCGCGATTGCAGCACGCGTTCCGTGACAGCACCCATCAGCTTGGCGTCTTCCACCGCCATCTTGTACCCCTTCAGGTTCGTCACCAGCGGCGCGATGCCTTCCCGGACGTAGCGCGTCATTCCGTGCACCATGGGAGGCCTGACGGCGTCCGACAGCGACGACGCCACTACACCGCCGAGCGAGCGCAGGAAGTTGAACGACTGGGCAATGTTCAGCACGCGGGCAAAATTCGTGTGCTGGCTCGCAACCTGATACTGCCCCCGCAGTAGGTCGCGGACGCTGCCCAGATCCTCCACATCGCTCTTCTCACGCGCCGCGAGTTCCTTGAGCGCGGCTTCCTTGGCCTTCTGATCCAGATCGGACGAGGCAATCACGGCCTCACGCATCGCCTTGTAGTCGGCTGCCACGCGGTCGAGTTGCCCTTTGAGGTCCGGCTTCCCAGGTCCGCCCAGGCGCTTGTCCATACGGGTGAGTTCGACATCGGCAGCCATGACGCGGGCATAGCGGCGGGCTATCAGTTCGATATCCCGTTCCAAAAACTCTTCGATCAGCTCGTCAGGGATGTTGAAGGTGCGCTCTTTCAGCGGGCCGCGCGCGGACATAACCATGTCGTAGGACGGCATGCCCTGTTGAGCCCGGCCGGTGAGCTGGTTGAAGATGTCGTCGACAATGTCGTTGATGTAGTCCTGCCGATCGGCCGGAGACAGGAATTCGGGGATTTCGGTTTTGACCTTGGGCTGCATTGGTTCGAGCCGGTCGGCCTTGACTTTCAGCCCGTCGATTTCAGCTCGCGCACGGCCAAGCTCGATTTCCTTTGCCGCCAGTTCGGCCAGGATTTCATCGTTGGCGCCGCCTTCGGCATCGAGCCGCTTGATGGCGTCCACACGCTTGGCGAGGCTGCTGGCCTTCATCTTGGCTTTGAACAGCTTCCGTTTCGTGGTGGCGAGATCGACGATCAGCGAGACCCGAGGCGAGGCATTGGCGATGTCGCCCACCTGTTCGAGTTCGGCATCGAGAGCATCCATGGCTTCGCGCGCCGCCTTTGCCTCAGCGGCCGTGATGTCCCGGTCGTTGACCATGCGATGCGTCGCCTGGTCGAAGTCTTCCAGTTCCTTTTCAAGCCGGGAGATGCGGCTGTCGATGCCCTCAGTGTTGCGTTCGGCACCAAGCACGCGGGCGATGAAATCGCGTACGTCCTTCACCGTGGCGTTTTCGGACAGGCCGACACGTTCCAGCCACTCCGAAGCCACCTTGTCGATGTTGTCGAGGTAGGCTTCCGCCTCGATCTCATCCGGCGACTTCAGGGGATTGCCGCCGAGTTCATCCTTGATCCCCTCGTAGATTGCGCGGGGATCGACATAGTCGCCGGTATCGTCGGTCGGCAGACTGGCGAAGAAGTCGTCTTCGCTGTGCACGAAGTTGTCGACATCGCCGATGCCACCGCGCTTGCGAAACAAACCCGGATGCGTCGTCGGCGTCACGCCCATTGCCCGCAGCTCGCCATGAAGCTGCGAACCGATCCGCACGCCACCCTTCGAGCGGATCAGAGCGATGATCGGCTGGCGTTCGGCAAAGGACTTCTGCTTGCCGGCCGAGCGCAGCAGTGCCCGCGCTTCCTTGACCGTGTCCACCATGACCGCCGTCTCTTCCTTGCCGCGCAGCATGTCCACCAGTTGCTTCGGCGCGCGTTCTTTCAGCACATCCTGCCGCGTCTGCTGAAGTTCGGCCAGGTTCGACATGCGCTTGGCCCGGTAGCCCTGCCTCTCCTGCAGACGGCTTTCCATACCGGCAACCTTTTCGTCGAGCCTGTCAAAGGCCTCCCGCGCCTTGTCGGAGTCGATGATGCGGTTGCCGATCCTGATCTCGTCGGCCTTGAATTCCAGATCCTGCAGTTGGCCGGCAAGCCACGGCCGGACGATCGATTTGAAACGCTGCTCACCGGCCGTCAGTCGCGGAGAACTCCAAAGGCGCGTGAGATAGGAGGTCGCCGTTTTCACTGACACGTCGGGCGGCAAAAGGCCCACTTCGATTGCCTGATCCTTGAGGGGATCGAACAGGGATGAACGCCAGGCCTTTGCAGCCTTGGACACTGCGTCGTGTTGACCCACGTCGCCACGGCGCATCGCCATGCTGACAGCTTCGCGAAACTCGCCAAGGTCCATGTCGAGACCGCTCTTGCGGCCCTCGTCATAGAGCGCGCGCATATCGGTCAGGCCCTTGGCGAGCGCACCGCGATCCCAGAACTTGACGGCGCTTTCGACAGCAATGTTGCCTTCGCCGCGCACGTTCTTTTCGAGGTAGTAGCCGGTCTCCGCTACGTCAGCCATGATCGAGCGATGCACCGCCGAGGGAGAATGAGCAGCGCGCAGCAGCGGATTTAGGCGAGCAGTGGCCCGACCGATCGCCTTGGCGCCTGAGGCAATGTCGTAGTCTTCGAGAAACGGCCGATCGACAGCAGCAGCGCCGGCACTCTGCCCTTCGACCAAGCCAGCCCTGAAATCGGACACGAGTCCGTTTTCGTCGCGCGGCTCTTGCGCCTTTGCCACAGCGCGCAGTGCGGCCGAACGTTCAGTCTTGGAGTAGATCGCGCCGACCGTGCCCCCGAGGAACGTCCCCAGCAGCGCACCGCCACCGATCGCTACGGCGCTTTCTGAGAGCGGCCGGGTCTCCTGTGTGGACTGCAGCGCCAGTTCCGACACACCAGCGCCCAGCGCGCCAGCAGCAGCCCCGGAAACGGCCGTACGGGCGATGTTCACGCCCTGGCGGACATTGCGGACTATTGCGCCGCCGGGGATTAGCGAGGGAAGATCCATGCCCGCCGCACCGAACTGGGCGAGGACGGCTGAAAAACCGCCGGCATCGAGCGTGCGCCGGTCTTCGGTTTCCATATCGATCTGGGATTTCAGCGCATTGAAGGCGCGACGGTTGAACACTTCCGAGAACCGCTCCCAATGCGCCTCATAGGGCGTGCCTGCGATTTCGCTCCACAGCACGTCACCGGTGAATCCCTCTTCGCGCTCCGAGCGATCTATCCCTGCCATCCTGTTGCTGGCGTAGGAGCCGATGGTGTTGTCCTGGCGAAACGCCGCACCGATCTCGACAAGCAAGCCGGGGTCGACCGTTTCCTCTTCCGGCCGACTGTAGTCGACCGGGCGGAACGAGCCGAGAGCCGGCCTGTCTTCTGGATAGGTGATGAGCGGCATTACTGCCCACCCATGAATGGCATGGGCCCGCCCAGCGTGCCCGGTAGCGGCATGCTGTCGTCAAACGGGTAGGTCAGGTCCATGATCGCCTTGTCCATCGCAGCCCGAGGAAACTTCTTCGAGCCGACGAGTTTGTCACGCGGCGGAGATTTGCGCTTCTCAGCCGCCTCCATTTCCCCAAGCGTCATAGCGTTCTGCGCACGCATCGCCTTCAGCCAGTCCGGCTGCGCGGGATCAGCAATGATCCGGTCGGCTTCGGCTTTCGACTTGTCTTTAATGTCGTCTGCCTCAGCGTTCCGCTGGCGATCATCCAGGAACGCCTTCTTTGCCCGCTGGCGTTCCGACAGCGCCCTCTCTTCGGTCGCCTTGGTATCGAGGCCCCAGGGAGCGCCCACGACTTCATCGAACTGGGCCTGCCCTTCCTTGGTGTATTGGTAGAAGAGCCGGTAGCGCGGCGGACGTCCCATCTCGACATCGGCGCGCGTCTGCGCATCGGCGAGGATGGCGACATTGTCGACCTTACGATCGGGAAAGGTATCGCCAACGTACTTGGTGGCGGTCTCCAGCGCATCGTCGCGAAGGTATGTGTGTGCGCCATCCACAGCCGGATAGTAGAGTTCCGGAGGCATCCGCATCAGGTTCGGCGTTCCTGAGACGTTGGACACATTCCAGCGCTGTTTGATGTCGGCCAAAGCCAAGGCCTTGGCAGCACCCGCATCGCCGCCCGTCTGGTAGAACTTCTGTTCCGCCAGTTCCTTGTATTCGGCGAGCAGGCCGTTCACCTGGATAGGCATGACACCGGCGCCGGGCTCCGCTGAGAAGAAGCCGGGATCGAAGGCATCCGTCACGTCGGTCACCGCAAGCGTCTTCAGGAAGTCGGGAACCGCCGGCTTCAGCACGTCGCGATTCACCTTCACGGCAGGATCGTTCATCGAGATGATGCGCTGCGCAGCGTCGTCGCCGGCAAGGCCGAGGTCGTTGACGTAGTGCCGGAAGAGCGACAGCTTCTCACGCGCGTCGGTTCCTCCCTCGAATGCACCAAAGGAGACTGGCGCGGCCAGTTCCAGCGCGTCGGCCCGTGAGAGCGTCGCAGCGAGGACTGCGGGCTCCTTGGACGCTACACCCTGCCTGATTTCAGCCTGGACCGTCTTTGGCACGTAGCCGGTGGACCTAACGAAGGTCTCCGTCACCACATCGGCTTGATCAGGCGCGGCATCGAGCATCGCCTTGTAGGCCTTGTCGCCGAGCTTCTTTTCCTCGGCATCGAAGCCGTTGACCGCCGCACCCTTGCTGTCGCCCCCGACAATGGCGCCGACGAGGTCGCGCACATCGCCGTCTTCCTTCTGCTTCGAACGCAGCGCTTTTAGGTGCTTGAGGATGTCCTGGTCCGACAGCGAGGCGTCGTTGATGATCTGGGATTCGCTGACAACCTTGCCCAGTTCGATATCGAGCCCGAGCGCCTGGTCATGCAGGTCGTAGGCGACCTTCTGCTTTGCCGCATCAGCAGCAGCCAGGTCGGCGACATCCTTGGCCGACGATGCGATTATGGTCTCGCGTTCGCCATATGTCATGTCGGCAAAGCGCGGATCGACCTCATTGGGGACAACGCCGGGCATGCCACCCTTGCCACGGATCATCGCGGCTTCGGATCGACGGCGCGCGGCGTTGATGCCATTGTTGTGATCCTGCAAACCTTCGACCGAAGCTGCAATAGCGTCGATATCTCCTGACTTGACCGCGTTCACCACGCTGTTTGGCAGCGAGCCGTAGTTGTAGGCCACGGAGACCAGTGCGGCTTGCGCAGCTGGCGGCATCGCCCCCCACTCGCGTTGCCCTACATCGGCGATCACACCGGCCTCGAATTCAGCAGCGCGGCGATCAAGGTCCCGCTCAGCATCGGCCTTGGTGATGGTCATGCCGGGCACGACTTTCAGGACCCTGCCGTCGGCCGTGGTGACCGTGTCAGACCCATAGCCAATGCGATGCGCGTTCACGTCCCAATAGGGCGTTGCCCGGAACCCTTCCTTGTTGCGGATGAGCGCCTTGGCGCCCTCATGGCCGGAGCCGATCGAGGCAACGTCGACCGTAGCGCCTTCACCCAGCACGCGCATGCGTTCTTCCGGCGGCATGCCGTTCAGCGAGGCAAGCTGAGCCTTTTTCTTCCACTCGCGGCGCAGTGCGTCCTTGGCGATCGGCGAGACATCGGTATCAGGGATGTTGTCGATGAAGGCGTTGCCATCCGCGAGGTTTTGATCGAACGCCTTCGGATTTCGGTAAAGCTTGTCTTCGATGACCTTCAGGCCCTCGGAGACCTTTGTCGTGTAGTAGCCGGCACGCTGCTCGCGTTCGAATGTGTTGGCGCGGCCGAACAGGCTGTCTTCCGCCTTGAAGAGCTTCACGTCGAATTCGGGCTTCAGCTCTTCCGGGACAGTTGCGTAGAACTCTTTCGCGGCCTTGATGTAATTTTCCCGATAGCCTTCGCTGAAGCCGAAGGCACCCGGCTGTGTCGTCTGGCCGGCATCCTGCAGCGCCTTCTCCTGGGCAGCCGAGAACTCGAGGAAGCGGCGATCGGTTTCGAACGCCGTCGCCTGATCGACGGTCGCCGTCTTCGTCGCCGCGACACGGTTCAGGTCGGCCCCAAGCGACGCGATGCCGGCGCCGAGTTGCGCAGCGCCACGACCGATCGCCGTCGTGTCGTAGGACGCAATCGGCGTGCCCGAGCGGCCCGAGGGACCACCGCTCAGCGCTTCGACACCGGGAAGCTTCATCGCCATCAGGCATACCGTGAGGAATAGGTGGACGAGGACGGCTTCTTCGCCGCCGAATAGTCGCTGGCGAATGATCCGACACCTCCGATGATCGTGCCGGCTGCCGAGAGATAGGAGCCTGTCTTCGCGGCTTGGCCAGAGAGCCGCGCGGCCTGTGCTTGCGCACGTCGGCCGGCCGCGCGACTGTCGCCGCCGTAGCGGATCATGCCTTCCTGCACAGCGCTTTCCTGGACGACGTCGCCAGCGAGATCGAGAACGGTTTCATCGAGTGCGCCGAGGTTCGACGCACCCGCGACCGCCTGTTGCCGCGAAAGGATGAAATCGCGTTCCTTGCGCTTGGTAGCAGCCTCGCGTTGCGCCGCAGCTTTCTCTTCGTTCGCGGCAGCTTCGAGCTGCTTTGCCTCGAACTCTGCCGATGCCTCAGCCTGATTGCCGGCCGCAATCGTCCCGGCGGCAGAAACACCGGACCCGATCAGACCAGCAATGAGCCCGATGGTTTCTAGGCCAGCCATGTCCAGAGGTCCCCCTGTTGGTGCGTGAAGCCCAATTTGGTCAGCCACTTCTCAGCGGTCGGTTCGGTTCGATCGATCATCGCGATGATGCGCTTGTGCCGGCGCTTGGCTTCGCGGATCAGCACGGCCGCTGCCATGGCAATTGTTGTGCGATATGGCCGGGCTTCTTCCCGCAATTCGCAGAACGCGACGACATGGCCGGGCATGAAGAAGAGCCCGCCTACACCGACCAGCTTGCCGCCGACGTAGGCCGCAATCCCCTTGACCGACGGACGCCGCCCGTCTTCGCCGAGCATTTCGACGAGATGGTCATGCGTCAGGGGAACGATGATCGGCCGATCAGACCGCTTCACTGGTTTCGACCGAAATGACAGCAGCCTGCACCTCGCACGGCTTGGGCGCTGTCGCCTTCAGGCAGAGCCGGCTGTCGGTATCCCATGCACCAGGAAACGCGGTCGCCGAGAGTTCGTAGTCGTCAATGATCTCGTTTGGAGCGACCGGACGGCCGTTGAGCGTGCGCGGCAATGGATCCATGTTGATGAAGTCGCGGCCGAAGTAGAGCCCGTCGTTGTGGGTCGGACCCAGCACCAGCGCGAGCCGGTTGAGCTTCTTCTTCTGTGCCAGTGCCGTGCCCGCCTGGGCGGCATAGGCCAGCTTGGTCGACTTGTACCGGCCGGTGTAGGAAAGCCCGACCAGCACGTCTGTGGCGGTCACAGCGGCCGACAGCGTGATCGCGCCCGAGGCGACCGTGTATGTGCCCAGATATGCGCCACCGCCCCAGGCAACAACTTCCTTGCCTTCGAGGTGCGAGAGGCCGGTCACCGACGTTCCGGTGACGGCAGCGACCACTATGAATGCGTCCGCCTGCTTGTTGGTCGTGCCGCCGACGCACTCCGATTCCATCGCCATTTTCAGAAGGTAGCGTTTTGTTACGGCGTTAATGGTGAAGCGGACGCGATAGTGGACCTGATCTTCGTCCTCACCAGGCAGAACCACCACCCGCTCCACGAAGCCTGAGCCGCCCAGCGAAATGCGCGACCAGCAGGAAACCTCTTCGTCCGGCTCATAGGTCAGCACAACGACGCTGCCGTCATCGAGCCAGATATGAAGTCGTGTGTCTGGCTGCCGCTGGACTGCCATGCCGACAACCTTCGCCGATCCTGTCAGGTCTGGAGCGAGCAAGGTCAGGTCGCGCGGTTTGTATTCGTAGCTGTCGACATCGAAGATCAGTTCGAAAACTCGCTTCCCCGAGCGCTGCGCAAAGATGCCCCGACTGTCGATCTTTGCCGCATTGACCCCTTTGCGCGAACCTTGGGTCGAGGGATCACCAGCCTGGCTGTTCTGCGGGGTCAGTGGCTCATCGATCGAGGTGGACTTGATCGAGAATTCCGACCCCGTCGTTCCAACCAGAAGGCGGGTCAGCGAAAGTGCGAAGTTGATCTTGTCGACCGGACCGCTGCCCAGCGTGCGGTTGATCGGACCGGAGTCACCGTCGTAGTCGGGATCGAAATTCTCGTAATCATCTGATACGGATCCTATGAACCGGCTCTTGCCGATCCAGAAGAGACGACCCTTGTGGAACGACACGTCGGAAGGCCAACCCTGTTTGGCAGACCAGATGCCTTCCTGCCAGTTGTCAGTGTAAACCGTATCGTTGAAGCGGTTGAGAATTTCAACCACGGCCTCTGTAGAAGAATTGATGGAAATTACCCTGCAGATGCCGTAGCCGCCACCGCCGTCATAATTGATTGCGATGACCGCAGTCCCGGATGTGTAGGAGCCTTCCTCAAAGCCCATCCGGTAGTAAATGACGGCGTTGTCGTCGATATCCGCGTTGGTGGTTGGACCCTCGTTTGCGGTGATGTCAACCGTGCTGCTGCCGTTCGCTTTACGAAACTGCTTAAACCCGGTGTCCGGGCCATCAAACGACCTATACCACCGCAACGTGCCGGCCCAAGTTCCGGTAAGCGTCCACGACCAATCACGATCATTGTAGACGGTACTGCCCACGACACCGGTAACGCGAAATGGCTCCGTGAACGATCCAGATGAGCCAAGCCGGAAGGTCTGCTTGGCACCCTCGTTGAATAGCCGAAACAGCGCGCCGACGTGGGACGATTTGAAGAACGCCTTGTCTGCCGTCAACGTTGTGTTGCCGTATGTGGACGCGACTTTGAGCTTTACTCGCGCGGTTCGCGCGGCGAAGAACGGACCTGTTTCTGGCTGGTAGAGAGCAATCGACCAGCTATCCGTCGCGCGACGTTCAACGCGCCTCTGCTGGTAGCCCTCGCAAGCAATGAACAACACGTCCGCCGACTGATCCCACCTAACCTTTGGCAGATCGGCAGCAGACCATGGAATATCCAGTTCCATCGTGCCGAAAGACGCGACCGAGCAGCTCGCGACAATCTTGTCTATGTCCAGGTCGCTTTGGAACTGAACCCAGAAATTGCCCGTAGGGGTGAACGCAAGACTATGCTGTCCGGTGCGCAGCGAGGTTTCCGCGATATAGTCATCACCGCCATCGGTCGACCCGCAGCGGAACGTCACCGGACCGCGCGTCACGTTGATATTGAGCGCATGCCTAACACCGACATTGCCGCCGGAGCAGGTCACCTGTTGTTTGCAGAGCGCCAGGCCGCCGATGTTGATTGCATTAACGGTCAGCCCCGAGCCGCCGAAGGTGCAATCGCCGCCGCCTGTGTTTGCTTCGGTCCAGCCGGTGCCGGATGAAAATGTGGGCGTTGTCACGGCAGTCGTGACTGGGGCGCGCGAGACGAGCGCATCGTTGACACGGACCCGCATCTTGCCGTCGCCAAGTTCGATCAACGCGGTATCGTCGGTCGATGCTACGAAGGGAATATCGATGGCCACAGCGTCATTGCGCGATGACGCGATGTAGCCAAAGCCTGGCCGCAGGAACATGGCGCCAGCCGTCTTCGGCAGGAAGTTCTCCATGATCTCGGCCGACAGCCGGATGCGATCGACATCAGTCCGCGACAGCGCCTTGCGGGAAACGATGCCGCGGTTGAATGCCAGGAGCGGAGCGTTGCCCTTCGCCATTAGCGGCCGTGCTCCGTGTGGCTGGTGGCACGACGGCCCTGGACCAGCCGGCCAGAAGGCGCAAAGCGGGTCACAGGCTCATTCATGGCGTCGCGGTTCGAGGCCTTCGACAGAGCGACCTTTTCGTCTTTTTCGAGCCCTTCCTTCTTGCTCTCCGAGCCGGTGACTTCGAGGCAGATCGTTTTCGCCAGCACCGTCTCGACGTAGTCTACGAAGGTTTCAGGCCACAGACCGAGATCGAGCCCGTAGTCCTCATCGTTTGACACCCAGCCGACGTAGATCTTCTCGCGATTGGCAAGCCAGACGGACGCCCGATCGGCATAGTCAAGCAGCGGTATCTTCTGAGTGCCGTCTTCCCAGACGCCGGCGGTGCGCAGCCAGTCGTCGGGCTTGTCGAAGACATGAGCGTAGCCGAAGCTGGTACTCACCGACGGACTTGCCGTCGCTTCGGCAAAGCGCATGGCGAAGTTCCACAGGCCGGCTTCGAGACAGCCCTTCACGACCTTCGCGTAACAGAAGTCGAGAGCACGCCGGGCCGTACCTTCGTCGGTAAGCGTGACAAGGCGCGGCTGAGCAAGCTTCAGCAGCGCGCCGTTGTAGAGCGAGAGCTGGTCGGTCATCGATCAGGCAGCCAGTGCCTTGCGCTGCGACTCAATCCACTTGATCGCCGACGACTGGTTCGGCAGGTCGGTTTTCACCGGATCGGCACTGCCGCTCTTGTAGACCTGCCACGACGAGCCGAACGGACGCGCCTCATAGTCGTTGAGCGCCGGAAGCAGATGCTCGTTGGAGAGCTGCACAGGCGGCAACGTGAACGCCAGGCGCGCGCCGAAGGATTCCTTCCTGCCGACTTCCATGACGCGGAGTTCCGCGTACCAGGTCGCATCGGCCGCCATCACTTCGATGCGGTCGCCCATGCGCAGCTTGCGGGCGACGTGCGTCCAGTATTCCGGTTTGACCAGGTCTTCCGGCTTGGTCTCTGCCGTGGCCGTGATCTGATAGACGCTGCGGACGGTTTCCGCGAGCTTCAGGCTGTTGACGCCGAGAGGCATGATGATCTCCTGATTACGTGAAGTTGCCGACCGCGATGACGGAAGCGCCAGCGCCAGTTGTGACCTGCCAGGCGCCGGTGCGAGACCGCATGCCGATCGGCAGGACGTATGTGCCGATGCCGCCGCCGGGCGAATTGGGGAAGATGCTGATTGCGGTGTCGGAGCCGTCCTTGATGGAAACGGCCGCAGTCGCCGCCGTTGCCACCACGATGATGAGCCGGTCGAGATAGTCGCCGAGAGCGCCGGTCGCGCCGAGCGCCTGTGTCGTCTGGCTGGCTGCGACGGTTTCGTATTCGCCGCCTCCCAGCATGACGCCATAGGCATCGACAGGGACAACGGGCATCGCGACGGATGCGGCGGGATCGCCCGCCACGGATGGCAGTGCTGGCATGTCTCAAACCTCTCTGAAAAGGGAAAGGCGGGAGCCGAAGCCCCCGCCGGTCGCTCAGGCCAGGATGGCCGCAGCGATGGTCACGCCAGCGGTGGCGACCGTGGTCACCACATGGATGGTCGCGCCGATGGTCGCCGTCGTCTTGATGACGATGACCAGGTCGTTGACCTTCATGCCGAGCTTCTTGCCGTCCGTGAAATATTCGGAGGCATCGACATCGGTATGAACGTCGGTCGACTTGTACAGCCAGATGGCGGAGTGCCCGCCAACGGACGGTACGAGGCAGACCGGAGGGTTGGTGGTTGCGTAAGCCATAGTTTCAGCCCTCCTTAGGCGCCGACGATGGCAGAGCCATCATGGTTCATGACGACGACGCCGCTGTTCTGCAGCAGCTTCGAGCCCATGAAGTTGGTGACGCGCGCGTACGAGTAATCCTGCTCTTCGTCGTACCCGACGACGGCCTTCAGGGTTTCGTTGTCGAACGCATGACCGATGGATGCGCGGTGGAAGAGGAAGCACTTCTCGGCATTCGTGCCCTTGCCGGGCAGACGATTGTGCTTGATCCAGTTCACACCCGCCCAGCGGCGCATCTTCTTCGCCGGGCCAACCAGAGGCTTCACGTCGACATAATCAGCCGAGGTAAAGGTCGCGTCGCGCAGAAGGTAGGCTTCCATGGCCGGCGTGATGAGGCCGAACATGTTTTCCTCTTCTTCCGTGTCGACATCGGCGAGGCCGAGGATGCCCATCGCCTTGGTGACGAGCGCCAGGGAGCCGGTCGTTGCGGTGGACGTGTCGACGGTCGCATTTGCAAGTTCGGCGATGATGTCGTCGTCGATCTTGCGGTTCATCACCTTCAGCGAGGTGTCCTGCATCAGCTTTCGCTGGTTGCCCTGCGACGCGAAGATGTTGAAGGAGGTCTTGTTCACCAGGTCGTGCCATTCGACGAGCGTGGCCGTGTACTGGTTGTTGTTGTCCCCGCGAGCCGGGATGCGGCCGTTGACGCCACGGGTCACTGCCTCAGCACCGCCGCTGTCAGCGACGAGAAAAACTGCCTCGTTGCCTTGACGAACGTGCTCAGTGGTGACCGCAGCCCGGAGCATGGACTGCTTGAACTCGAAGCCGGCGATGTATTCCTGCCGGTACTGTTTCTGGAATGCCGTTTCGGCCATGGTCCAGATTCCTTCTATTGAGGGGATCGGGAGCCGTTGGCAGGTTTTCCGTCAGCGCAGCCGCACGGGTTGGCCGGATTGCTCCGGAGCCGCTGGTCTGCCTTTCGGCGCTGTTACGGGCTGGGTGAAAATCACCTTAGGACGGAGCCGCTACGCGGGTTGGCCGTCGGTCGGCGAGATGAGGTGGGCCTGCAGTTTCAACAGGCCGGGATTGACGACTTAGCTCGTGCCGCTACATTCGGGCGCAAACGCGCAGGGGTTGATCATGAAGAAGCAGTACCAGAAGCCAACGCTGGACAAGCGTGACCGCCTTTCCGATACCACCGCCAGGGTTATCCTGTCCGGTGATGATCCGAGCTAAGGCAAGCCTGCCTACTTCGTCGCTGCGATACGGTCGCGAGCGTCGTAGAGCTGCTGGAGGCGCGCTTGCGCCTTCTCATCCTTGAACCAGGCGTCACGATCGGCGCCCATGCGCGTTTCGAGCGTCTTGATCTCATTGTCGAGGTTGGCCGCACCGGTTCCGCCGGTCGGTAGCACAGTCGCCAGCGGGTTCTCGGCAACCGCCTTGGCCACGAAGAACCGCATTACGTCGGGATGGTCGCCGATCTTTGAGCCGTCGGCCATACGACCGCCCATCAGGTTGCCGAACAGCTCCGGACTGACGCTCTCGAAATATGGCCGCATCGCCGCGACGTTGCCGTCGAAGTCGCCGCCGTACTCTTCCTTCAGCGCCTTGGTGCTTGCGCGTTTGAATTCGGCATCGGCCTTTTCGACATTCGCGACCTGCTCTTCCTGCATCGCGTAGTACGCATCGACCATGACGCCCATCGAGGTCGGGTCGACACCCTTGGCGAGAGCCTTTTCCGAGAAGTAGGCGAGCACCGGCTTGTCATCGTCACCGATCTGCCGGCCATCCGGCATCGGGATAGCCTTCACGAAGTCGTCGACCGTGTCCGGGATGCCGTTTTCCTTGCGATAGGCCGCCCATTCCGCATCGGTCGCCTTCTCGCCCGGCTTGGCCTTTGGCTTCAGGCCTTCCGAAATCTTCCGAGCACCCTCTTCCTGGGCGATCAGGAGCGCCTCGGGCGATGCGAAGCGCTTCAGGCGTTCGAGCTTCTTGGCATCGTCGCCTGCCAGCTTCTCACGCCAGTCGTCGCCCCACGGCCCTTTCGGCTGATCATCAACTTTCGGAGCAGGATCGGGGTTCGGGTTCGGATCAGGCGCCGGGGTCGGATTGGGGTCCGGAGCAGGATTCGGGGGATCGACAACGTCGCCGCCGGCAATCGTTCCTTCAGTCGACATCAAGTGGCCTTCTTCGCTTGGGGTTTCACGAGTTGCTTGATCGGCACGTTGACCAGCTTCACGATCTGGAGCCCGACATTGCGCCGGCCCATGAGATGCGTCGTCAGATCGTCGTAGCCCGGCATGAACGGCTCGTCATAGGTCCGCGCCGCTTTGTGGACGATCCAGTCAAGAGCGCGCCTCTGTTGTTCCGGAGAGGCATTGCCGGCCGACACCGCCTTCACGGCAGCGACATCGGCTTCGTCATAGGTTGCGGCAAGCGAGCCCATGAGAGCCCTGCCGTCCGCCAGAGGATCACGGAGCGCCATCAGGCCGCTTTCCGATCCATGAGCGCCTTGACCATCGGAGCAGCCTTGCCAGCTGCCTCAGCAGCGCCAAATGCAGCCGCGCCTGTTTCTTGCGCCTCAGCATCGGCTTGCGCCTGTGCAATGGCAGCCTCGACGTTCTTCTCGTCGTTGATCCAGTCTTCCGGCCAGCCCGAGCGGCGCAGCATGTCGCGCGCTATCGCCATCGGGTTCGGCAGCTTGGCGACACCAGGATCGAGCTGGGCAGCAGCGCTGATGACCTCGAAACCTTCGAGCATCTTCTGACGCATGCCGTCGTCTTCGAGTTCCTTCAAGGGACTGCGGAACGAATACTCGATTTCCGAGTGCTGCAGGACTTCCGGAATCTCGTTGCCGGGGAAGGCACCGAGCGAGCGCATGACCGCGAAAGTCTCGGCGCAGAGCGGTTCGTTGTACTCGACCTCGACCGGTTCAAACATCGGGATGTTGGCCCGCATCTGCTGCTCGATAATCTTGCGGACCTCATAGGCCGTCTTGTCGCCGATTTCCGGCAGCCGCACCTTGTCGAGCATGAAGCCAACACGAATGATGCTGGCAGTCCGGTCGTTCAGTTCCTGTCCGAACGGCAGCCCGGAATAGTCGGAGGACACGGGGCGCAGCGCTTCACCCGTCTTTTCGTCATACTGCTGATCGACCCATGTGATGCCGCCGGCATAGAGCCCGATGTCGCCACGGATGACCTCAGTCTGGGCAAGCATGGGCGGATCAATCGCCTTCTCACCGGCTTCGAGCAGGATGCGCGTGATGGCCTGCTGAAAGCGTGCATCGGGCAGGATGATCGATGTGAAGGGCGACCGCGCATATGGCGTGCCCGAGACCGTGGCAGCGCGAGGAATGACGTAGCCACGGAAGGCGCGCGGGATGTTCTCGAGCACCGTATCGTGGTCCGGCAGAACCCACAGCGATGCGAAGTTCTGGCCCGGCCGCGTTGAGTAGCCCAGATCGTAGGAGCCGGCAGGAACGACCACGTGCCGGGCATTGATCGGCTTGAAAGGCGTCTTTTCCGCATCCTTGGTCAGCGCCTGGGGCAGCTTGTCGCCGAACAGCGACATCATGTTGCGCAGCGACGTGGTGCAGTTGCGATGAACCTCACCAACACCACCGCCATAGGTCTCCGACCAGGCGCAATCGCGAAGATGCCAGTTGCGGTAGAAGATCGAGCGGCGATCCCGCGTCGGAGCCACTTCCAGGACGCATTGACCGAATGCGACGTGATCGTGGTCACCGGCCTGTGTTGCCCGCGTGAAGCCACCTTCCTTGCGGTACATGACGGCACGCTGCAGGTCGGTCGCATATTTAAGCCAGGCGCGAGCCTCGCTATCCTTGTTGAGCTTGGCGTCAAGTGCCTTCACTTCGAAGAAGTCGGACGGCCGCAGCATGGCGCGGTAAAGGTCGCCCATCTCGCGACGGCATAGAGCGCCTTCCGAGGCCATGGAATGCGATGCGAAGTCCGCGCCAATCGACAGCGAAGCCGTGAAGTCTGCCCGCTCATAGTAGAAGTGGTCGGCGATATCCTGCCAATGCGTCAGCAGGCTCAGTTTCTCCGCGAAGAGCTGATTGCCGTTCTCGATGACGGTGCGGACGGCAGGCGAAATCGGCATCAATCACTCCCCGTCGGCAGGCCGGAACCAAAATGCTCGCGCCGCAATTTCTATTCACCGCTGGGGCATGGACATGTGACGGCGGTAGGCCCGTCGCGCAGGGTGGCCCCCGCCCACTGTGCGGCGGGTCTCTGCTAGGCCCCGAGCTTGCCCGTGGCGCCGACGAGTGCATCCGACATGATCGTCGAGTCCCGACCACCGCGAGCGCGCATTTCGGCTTCCTTTTTGCGACGTTCGGCGAGGATGGCTGGATCCTGTTCGTCAGGCATCCGCGTCACCTTCGGTGCATCGATCTTCGGCTTCTTGAATAGTCCGCCCATGGTTTGTCCTTTCAGAGCATGAGAGCGACAGCGGCCACGGCAACGCCGAGCCAGGAGATCAGAGCCAGCACACCGGCGACCGCGTCAGTGTCGAAGCTGGCGAACCCGTCCAATGCTTCCGGCACGGCCCGGACCTCTTCGGCAAGAAAGGCAGAGGCGCACGTGACGACGCATGCCCAGACCGCGAATGGACTGCCCCACGCAAAGCCGGCGACTGCAAGGATAGCGACGAGCAGCGCGCCGGAGGTGTTCGTGTTCATGGGAACATGTGCCTCATGATGATGTTGTAGGGCCGTCGGAAACGCACCGACCTCGGAAGCTCGGGCGGTACCTTGGATGTATAGGGCCCCCGGCTTCCTGATGCTCGCAGGGGAACCAAATGCCGAGCCGCTGGTTTGTTAGCGAGGGTGCACGCCATGTCACCCCTTAGAGCCCCGGTGTTGGGCCGGGGTTCCGAGGCGCCGAGAGGGAGAACCCTTGGCGCCTTGTTTAGTTGTTGAGCTCGTAAGCGAGAGCCGCAGCATCGAGCTTGCGCCCTTTCATCCCGTACGTAACGATGGCCTTGTCGCCTTCACGCCGGCTTCCAACAATGGAGAAGCGAGGATCGTCGACAGCCAGGTCGAAACCGTAGTTCTGGCTGATCGCCTTCAGACCGCGATCGAGCGAGGCTTGTGCTGCTTTCACCGTGATGACGCCGCGCCGCTCCTCTTTTTTGGGCTTGGGAATGGTGATCGTGTCTTCGAAACTCATCGGTTGCGACCTTTCTTGAGGTTGGCGTAGCCGAGCTTCACTTGAGGCATCCGGCCGCCGAGCTGCTTGTCGAACATCCTGCGGATGGCGAGACGTTCGCCGTCTGCCCAGGACATCACAACCGCATCGGCACGATCAGGAGAGCGGCCGAGACGTTCCTTCACGTCGTCTTTCGCTTCGATCTGGATTTCACCCTTGCCGACTGGTTTCCACCTTGGAGCAATCAGATCGGCGAGCAGGAGAGGATCGGGAGGCAGTGCAACGGGAGAGCCGCCTTCCTGCCCCGGATCGAGAGCCTCGCGAAACCGCCACCAAGCTTCAGCCCGCTTGTTCTTGAAGCCGAATGCCTTGTCTGCCGTCCGGGTGTTGACCGCATTGCTGGCGTTGAACCCAGACACCGCGACGCCGTTGTCCTTCAGAAACGTGACCGCGCCGCCACCATAGCCCCCACCTACGTCGACCACGACACCGGCTTGATCCCGTCGGGCAGCGAACACCATGGCGCCGATGCTTGGCCCGTCTGGCGTCTCGGCACCAGGCTTCACGACCAACGGAGCCCACCATGTGCCGTATCGAGGCGCTACGATCGATTGGTCGCCGCCGCCTTGCGCGACATCGACGCCGAGGACCGTCATCTTCAGGCCCTTGAAGCCCTCCGGCTTCCAACGCTGTTGAGCGAGCTTGACCCACTCTTGCGGGATGACCTGCCACTCATCGTCGGTACGGCCGGCGAGGAAGTCGCCGTAAAGCAGTTGCGACCGTAGCGGCTCAGGAAGCGATTGCAGCTTGGCCCGATAGCCGGAGTCGCGGAGGTATGGATTGTCGTCGAGCGAAGCCGGGATGAAGGTTCGAGACAGCGCCTCGTACTGTTCGCCGTTCCGTTCGTAGATCCCCGATCCTTCTACCCACTGTGTGACACCTTCGACCACAATGGCCCAGCGCAGTTCGCCAGGCTTGGCGGGGTTTGGGAAATACGGATCGAGCCACGGCGCGAACTCTTCGATCATCCATGCGCCTTGACCACCACGAGGCGGGTTGGAGCCGAGGATGACGCGGCAGCGCTGCCCTTCCTTTGTCGAGCGCAGCCAACCTATGAGCGAGAAGACCTGTTCCTTCAGGAACTCGCCGGCTTCGTCGAACGCCATGAAGTCGCGAGGCGTTCCGGCATGCTTGCGCCAGTCGTCTGGCTGCTTCAGACCCGCGAACTTGAGCTGGCGACCGTCGTTGAACTTCCAGCGGTTCTCGTTGCCACCGACGAACTCGCCATGACCGGCGAGGATTTCCCGAGAGAACTCAATCAGGCCGTCGAGCTGCGTTGCCTCGCGGCGGAAGATGATGCCCGAGCTATGGTTGTTGGCAGCACACCCGACTTCGAGAGCCGACTTGCCGCCGCCGGCCTGTCCACCATAGAGTAGGATATCGGCGAGGCTATCGAGAGCGGCCGTCTGTGGCCCCGGATTAGGCCGGAACGGCTTGGCAAGTTCACCGGCTGCCAGTTCGACCAGTTGCGCCCGGTCCTCGACCGAGAGCGTGGCGATCATGGCTTCCAGCGACTTCAGATCAAGTGCCGCTTCCACCAGCTTCCTTCATGCCCTTGGCAAGTAGCAGAGCGACGGCCTTGGCAAGTTCACGGTTCGACGCGTCGGCCGGCAGGTCTTTGCCGCTCGGATCGGTCTGAGCCACCTTGTCGACGAGCAGGCCGTGAAGCTTCGCCTTGCCCATCGTCGCGGAGACGGCAGCAGACGCGCCCTTGGCCTCAGCCATGGCCTTTGTTCGGGCGTCTTCCAGCTCTTGAGTGAGCGTGCCGACCGATACGAGGGACAGTGCACGAGCGTCTTCTTGTAGTTCCTTCACCCTTTGCGACACCTTAGCGTCGGCAAGGAGCTTCGAGGCATTGACCCAGATTGATTCTGGCTTGGTCTCCGCGCCGACGTCATAGGAGCGGCGATAGGCCTCAGAGGCGTTGCCTGTCTCGACATATGCGAGGGCGAAAGCTTCTTGCTTGGGCGTTAGTTCAGACATACTTGCGGGCACTCGGCATGGTGTGTTCTCCTGCTCTTTTCAGGGGAGAGCAAAGAAATGCGATCAGTCGAGTTCAGCCTTGGAATCGCGGTAGCTATGGCGCTCGGCAGCGCAGCGGTGGCTGCGGACAACATTGGGCTCTGCGACTTCAACAAGTCGAACGGAACCTGCGAGGCGGTCGTCAGGTACGACGAGGCAAGCAGTTCCTACACGATACCCGCGACCGGCGCATGTCAGACAGTCACCGTTCTTGTCGGGCAGACCCAGTACCCGCACAAGATGAAGGATCAGGACCGAACCGACAGTGTGATGCAGTTCGACAATTCAAACGCGGTAGAAGTCTCAATTAGTGGCTGTACCAGCCATCCCACGAAACTCGAAGTGATCGCGAAATGCAGGGAATCGTACGACGAACAATCGATATTTGACTGTCAAGCGCCTATCAGAAAAATCGCTAAGGCATGTCTCTTAGCAACAACGACGCAAGCTGAAGTCGATAGGTGCATAAACACCGCCAATCCTCAGCTAAGGGAGTGCCGTTCCAACTACGTTGACTCCCTCAACGCATGCGTAGGTGGAAAGGCATTCTCAGACGAGACTCCCGTGGGTGGGAAAATGAAAATTGTGGCAACAGAGAACTATTAGGTCCACAGTTTCTGACGTGAGGTCGATCGCCACTTTCTGCGCAATACTTCCCCTCACGCGGGAAGCGATTCCCCGCATCACCCCGGCAAAAACGCAATGGCCTTGCGCAGACAGGTGTGTCGCCCGAATATTCTTGCGTGAAACTACTCTTTTGCGCGGAGAATATCAATAGGTGCTTTGGCCCGGACTTCGCGCCCGAGCATGGTCAAAAGAATCGTCAACTGTTGGTCGCCAGCAACCTCGACCCTGCCCATGATGCCGGCAAACGCGCCCTCTCCGACCTTGACCTCGTCGCCGACCTTCACCGTGGACGAGTTGACCCGCAGCTCGTCGTACTCGCCAGCTTCCTGGGCGATCCTGATATCCGCCACGCAGGCGTCGGGTATTGGCACGGGCATGCCGAACTCGCCGGCATTCCGCAAGATGCGATCGACGCTATCGCAGGCCAGCACTCGTGCCCAATGTTCGGTCGCCAGGACGAAAAAATAGCTCTCCATCAGCGGGTAGTATTTGCTCACCCATCGATTTTGCCGAGGATGTTTGTACTCCTTACGCTTGTGAGGCACGTACACCGTCAGCCCAAGGTTCAGGATTTCCTCGCTGGCCCGCATCACAGCCTGAGGGCGAGCCTTCACGATGTACCAAGTTGGAGAGATTTCCTGCTGTTTGGTATGAGCCGTCATGCAGCGATCCTTGATCTCGATAGACGCCAGCCTTCGCCCCAAGACGCCTTGATCTTGAAGCCGAAGGGTTCGAGCTTCTTGCGAAGCCGGTGAACAACGAGATCCAGGTGCTTCACATTCGGCTCTTCCCGCGCGCCGGCATATAGTGCGATCATCAGCGCGTCTTTTGAGGCCAGCGGACGACTTGCCAGGCAGGCATACGCCCTGCGCTCGACCTTGGTGAGCTGCCATTCCAGGGGTACGGACACAACTGGCAGAAGGGCTTCCTCCAATTGGCGGACCCTCTCTTTCAACGTCTCAACTTCATCTCGATCGACAAGCGCGTTCGCCCTCATGCAGACCCTCAGATCGTGTATTGCAGTTGTTGACGGATCATCTCGTGCGCCAAGTCCGGCGCGACCACGCTTTCGCGACCGATTAGAGACAGTTCGTCGGCCCGTTCGTTTCCGACGATGCCGGCGTGACCGCGACACCATTCGAGCGTCATCGGCCGGGCCGCGAATTCGGCGTCGAGTTCCTTCCATAGATCGAGGTTCGCAATGGCCGAATTTTTCTCCAGGGCCGAGCTACCCTTTCGGCGCCAGCCCTTCTTTTTCCAGCCGTGCCGCCAGACGTTGCAGCCGGTGACCACGTACCGGCTATCGCATATGAGGCGGGCAGCACCCTGATCGGCGCAGCCGCCAAGCCAGCGCAGCGCCATGAGCGCGGCTGTCATCTCCATCACGTTGTTTGTGGTGGAATCGTCCCCGCCACACTCGCAGTAGATTTCCCGGCCATCGAGGTAGGCGACAAAGCCCCAGCCGCCGACGCCGGGATTTGGCTCGCAGCACCCGTCGGCATAGATGACCAGACCGGCCGGCAGCGCGCTATCGACCGGGTAGCTCTTCGCCGGCCTATTCCAGCCTTTCGCTTTCACCGAAGACTTAGCCGGCTTCACGCGAGGCGCGTTGCCGGCGGCGATCAGCTTGTTGGCCATCTTGCGCAGGTCATCGGGCGACGCCTTCAGCAGATCGGCCTTGTCGATCGCGACCTCGCGGCCCTGGCGCGCCATGCGCTGGCGCGTCTTGTTCCGCGACCAGTTGATGCCGCTCATTGGACGACCTCCAGATAGAGCGCCGACCGTTTCGGGAATGGCGGATGATCCGCGACTGTTGCGGGTTCGCCGTGCGCCAACAGCCAATCGGGATACTCGGCGCCACCGTGTTCCTTGCGGTCGGCCACTGCGTGTTGGTTAGTCGGTTCATTGTGCTCGCGAGGAACCTTGTGCCCGATCCTAAAGCGCACCACTTCCCGAAGCTCCTCCGGCCATAGTTCCGTCACGTCCCCGTCGACTTCCAGGCAGGCCAAGACGGTGTCAACTTTCGGATTGTTCAGGATGATGTCCCGCATCAATTCCATTGCCTCTTTGCTACGCCGGGTTCTGAAATCGATGCGGCCGGTTTCGGGCGACATCGCCATCACGATGTCCCAGCCCATGATCCGGTTAAGCAGGTGATCGTAGAACAGATATGCGTCAGGCTTGTTCATGCTGCGCTGCCTCCGTTGCTTGCGGCGACCGCGCCGAAAACGGCGTCGGCGAAACCGCGAAGTTGTCGGTCGATTTCATCGTTCGGGATGCCCGCTGCCCTCATTTGCGACCGCATACCGTCGACAACCTGCCGCCAATAGTGGTCAGCGCCCTTTCCGGTCTTCGTCACGATGACTTCTGCCGTACGTCGAACCTTGCCGACCCGGCGGACTGCTGGAAAAGGGAGAACCTCGCACCGGCTCGCTTGGTTGGCGGCTACAAGGTACAGGGATTGGCTACTGCTCACGGTACCCTCCCATAATATGTATAGCACTTCGGGATTCCGAAATGTGCAAACCCCACCATTTCTGCGGTTTCCTGACTTCGATCATGGTCAAGACGCCCTTCGCATTTCGGGATTCCGAAGCGGGGGCATTTCGGGATTCCGAAGCGAGGATTTTCCCTTGCGGCCCGCCCTACCGCGAGCGTCGGCCATCTGTTTCCTGATCGTCTCTGACCAGGCCTTGGCGTCGGCCATGGTGAACCGCTTCCACTCGTTGGTCGGCTTCGCGCCTTCGTAGTCGCCAACGAAAGTGAGCCGATACAGGTTCGGATGAGCGGTCCCGGCGCCTGCCATGCCGCGAATGACCCTGACCAGACCCTTGAACTCCAGTTCGTCGATCGCGTCGGCAACATATTCGCCGGTCACGCCATAGTCGATGAATTGGGGGTGCGTGACGATCAGCTTGCCGTTGTGGAGCGAGGCGTGCGCGACGTTCTCGCAGCAAAGGCGCGCAAATGCCTTCAGCGCGTTGCCGGACAGGGTGCGGAAGGCCGGACTGTACATCAGGTCGCTGGTCAACCACTGCCAGCCGTTCTCGTCGATCGGCGGCTTAGTGTGCTTGCGCACTAGCGAGTGCGTTTTCGAGACGTAAGTGCGGCTCCGATCGCGCTGGTTCAACTGGCTCACCCGCGATCCTCCAGCTCTCGCTGAATGGCGTCGATAAGCGTGCGGGCAGCGGCGTCGTCTCGGAGAACGACGAAGTGGTCGTCATCGCCGTAGGCTCCCTCTTGGCGAATGACGATGCCATCCCTCTTGTTGCGGTAGACAGCCACCGAAAGCTGCTCCTGGAGGACGACACAGTCTTCCTCAGCCCAGTCGAACTGGTTGGCCTTCTGTCGCGCAACTATTTGCTCAAGGCGACCATCAAGGTCAGGGTCGACGGCGGTTTTCGATTTCTGGCTGTCGGCGGTGGCGAACATCTCGGTTTGCGGCTGTTCGGTCATGCAGCGGCCCGCCCAACTGTCGAGCGCAGCCCGACCTTTTCAGCGTTCAGCGCGACCGGCACGCGTTTCTTGCCGCCCACATGGATGGTTATGATGTCCCCCCGGGTTGCAGCGGCGTACGAGGCGTTGCGGCCCAGGCCATAGATGATCTTCCCCCATTCGGGGACCGAAACTGTCGCGCGGGACAGCGCTTCGTCAAGGGTCATGCGTTCCGTCTCCGTTCATCACAAAGATACACACTAAACCTCATTAGCCCAATCCGTGTTGACCCGCAACCATTGGTGTGTATTTTTGGCCGTTAATAACAAGAAAATCTGGCGGAGATTCCCCCACAATGGCGCGTCCCAAGCTTGGAGAGAGTGAAAGCAAGCGCCTCCAGATGGTGATCACTGAAGATGAATTGGAGGCGATCGATGTCTGGCAGCATGACAACCGAGTAGCTTCGCGGTCGGAAGCGATCCGCAGGCTGGTTCAGATTGGCCTGCGCGTTTCGGATGCTGATTTTGTAAAGCGAGCATTCATGCCCTTGGACGGCTTAAGGGCACTTCGCAAACTTCTTGAGGATGGCGCCGAGCAACGCAATGCGCGCGAGGAATGGATCGCCGCCGAACTATTCCTAGAACTGGAGAGAACGTACACCGAAGTCTCAGAGGCATTGATCGGACAGGCCGATGCATTCGTTGCGATGCTTTCTCTGGTGGACGAGATCGCCGCCTTGAAACAGACATGGGGCGGGACCGACCAGGCAATCTCAATAGAGGCCGCAAAGGCGGAGGCTCGGTCCGTTAGGAAGGGCTACGAAGGTGGCAACCCAGATATCGAAATGTTAGCCGTGAGGCTGATAACCGATAAACCCAACAAGAAGGCTTTCAAGAAATGAGAGGCCACATCCGCGAACGCAGCCCCGGCAATTGGGCGATCGTCCTGGACGTCGGCGAGCGGGATCCCCGCACCGGCAAGAAAAAGCGGAAGTGGCACAGCTTTAAAGGCACAAAGCGCGAGGCGCAGAAAGAGTCCGCCCGCCTGATCGCCGAGCTTGACGCCGGCCGCTACATCGAGCCGTCCAAGACGACCGTGGCTGACTACTTCACGAAATGGTTGGCACACGTCGAGCCCCACGTTTCGCCAAAGACGCACGAGCGCTACACCGAGCTTCTGCAGAAGAATCTTGAGCCGCAGATCGGCACGAAGACGTTGTCGAAGCTGCGCACCGCGGACTTGGACGAGTCATTCTCGACATTGCTCTCAACTGGCCGGCGTGACGGCAAGGGCGGCTTGAGCCCCCGCACGGTGCACCATGTCCGCCGTGTCGCGCACAAGGCGTTCGCGCAGTCTGTCATCTGGGACCTATTGTCCAAGAACCCGGTTGTCGCCACGACGGCGCCGAAGATCGAGCGCAAGGCAATGGCTGCCTATGACGAAACGCAACTGGCGACGATGTTGTCAGCGATGCGAAAGACTAGGATGTACGTCCCTGCCCTGCTCGCAGTCATGTGCGGCTTGCGGCGCGGCGAGATCATCGCACTGCGGTGGAAGAACGTCGACCTGAGTGACAACCGCCGCTGCATAGCAGTGGTCGAGAGTGCCGAGCAGACTGACGAAGGCGTACGGTATAAGGAACCAAAGTCGGGTCGCGCACGTGTAGTCGCCGTGTCTCGGACCGTTGCAGCAGAGCTTCGCGCTCACAAGGCTCGCCAGGCCGAAGAGCAGTTGCGACTCGGTATCGCGATCGACGGCGACAGCTTCGTCTTCGCACAGGTCGACGGATCGCCCGTCCAGCCGAGGTCGCTGACGCATGAGTGGACCCGGCTGCTTGCAAAGACCGCCCTGCCCCGCATCCGGTTCCATGACCTCCGGCATACCCACGCAACGCAGCTCCTGGCGAATGGCGTCCACCCGAAGGTCGCGAGCGAGCGCCTTGGACACTCGACCGTCGGAATTACGCTGGACCTGTATTCTCACGTCATGCCCGGAATGCAGGCAGACGCAGCCGAGCAAGTTGACGGCGCTCTGCGTAAGGCTATAAGCGGCGTTGCTGAAACCAAATAG